CCCGAACACCAGACGCGCGCGAACGCCCGTATCAGAACTCCCTTTTCAGGGTAATTTACACCTCATCCACTATCAACGCAATGAGTTCTTTCAAATGGTCGCGCCCATCTGTGCCATATGAAAAATCCCAATCGTCATCTAGTGACTGAGAAACTGTGAACCTCTCGTCGTAATCAACCCATGAACGTGGAACCACATCCATGAGGACCGGAAACGAAAGTGGACTCAGTCCTGCCTTATTATCTAATTCTTGTTCTATTTTACACTGCAATTCAATAGTGATCCCATAGATCTCCTCAATCATGTTCCGGGTGCGCGTCCCGACAACAGTCTTAGGAAGATTTCTTTCATCACGATATTTATGCAGATTTGGCAAAACTTGAAGAAGCTGCTCACGATCCCACATGCTCATCTTCCCACTCTTAATATATTTCTTTACTTGATCATCCCGGACATGTCTTGTATTTCGTATCCCATAATTGGCCAATGAATTTATGATCGGACAACCAGGGTACTGGTGTGCTAATGAAAGGGATTTGCACCTCAGTAACATGTCATGTTTAATTTTCTTGCTTTTTAAGTACTCCCGTGTCCCCCACCCAAAGTCGGCCAAAACCTCCAATGGATTGGTTACATTTATTCTTTCCTCGCTGTCAAAAATGAGGCCACAAAAACTGGCTGTTTCTATTTTGTCATGCGCGACAATTTTAATTGTAAGACCAAGCTTCGCAAAGTCTTCTGAACTAAATTTCTTGTTTGAGCGGAAAAGACCGTCATCACCTTCGACTACAATTTTCAAATCCTTATGTCCTTTTCTGTCTGCAATAAAACTCGCAAACATCAAGTTAGAAAACCCGTTGCCCAGTGACGTACACATCTCTCCCGACATTCTACTTGTCGGCATTTTGAAGCCAAAATGCTTAAATTCCAATTTCTGTTCGCCTGCTATTGCCTCTAAATGCTGGTTAAAATCATGATAAGTTGGCAAATTCTTAGTCATGTACCTATACAATTGAAACTCACAAATGGACATCAGCTCTTGTGTGAACTGTGACTCAAATGCAGTATAATCCGTAGCGTAAGTCTGACCATCTTTATCGAGATAATTGAGTATGTAATCTGGTCTTTCAGCTACCGGCACGTGTTTTATGAACTG